GATCAAATAAAATAACACATCAAACTAATAATATAAAACCTATTATTGTGGATACTTCCATACACAAACTGGAGAAAAAATCCACATCTATATGCAGTTATAGGATTTGTTCGGAATATGTATGCTGATTATGTACCATGTTACATAATAATACAGCGGATATTTACGGGACATTCCTATAAAAACTATTAATTGCGATTACTCATGTACAATAAATGGAGAAAAAATCCACACGCTTGCGGAGCATCAATACGAAGTATTGATGCTTCCTATTTGCAGTTATAGGGTTTGTTTAAATATACATATATTTTTTGTATGATGTTACATTATAATACTATATTATTTACTGGACAGTCCTTATAATGAGCTTATTAACGAATTGTATATATATAGTAGTACTTATTGTGTTGCTGTATGTATTATACACATATAAAAGTAATATATATTCTAAACTTATTGACATAAAGCACCATATTATCAAACAAACTCATCCACAAAACGAACAACCATATACTGATCAATCTGACATATTAAGTAATCAATATATAGACGATTCGAAAATGATGCCTGCTGGGATTAATGATGATGATATTTCGGTTGAGAATTTAAGTTTCCTATGAAAAATTGATATTTAAACATATTGTTTAATTAAGTATTTAAAAAACATATATTATATAAGAGTTAATTTATAAATTCATATGTCGTCCAAGAAAGGAAAGTCGAAATCCGACGATACTGTCAACCATCAATCTGATTCCAAAGTATATTGCTCTGGAGTTGTCAGCATATTAAAAGCACATGGCGTAATATTTAGCACGTCGAATATTAATAAACAATGGCGATATTATTGCCAAAGTAAGGGAAGTGCCAAATGGATTGCGACATGCACACGCTCTTCGAAGAAAGTAAGTGAAGATGATGCTAAATTTAGCATGTATGTCGGAATTGGTGGCAAAATATCAACAGCCATTTTAATACAGCATTTAATAAAAGAATTATTAACAATATCAATAAAGCATATAAAATCCGACATCGATGGATTATATGAATTATCGGCAACACATTTCAACAATATGATTATGGTTCATAAAACATTGAAAAAATACTATGCAAGCATATATAATTATGAATATAATCCGGATCGACAATATCATTCTGATTATGATAAATGCATCGATGCATATATTAAAAAATTACAGTCGACGAATTCTATAAAGCAATGCAAAATTACAAAAGACGGAATGAATATGCTATTATTCTTTGTAAATTCTATTATAGATGATTTGATGAGATGTGTATTATCGATAATGGAATATAGTCAAAAGAAGACAATTAGCGAAAAAATGATATACTGTGCTGCAAATATATTACTTGATAATAGTATATCCGCATCGATTGATGAAACGACTAAATGTGTATTATCACACATACCAAAAGCAGTTAAAAAAGACGACATAAATGATGACGAAGATGTCGTCAATGACAATGATGAAGATGATGAAGATGATGACGATGGTGATGATGAAGATAGTGATGATGAAGATAGTAATGAAGATGGTGATAATAGTGACCAAGTAAATGAGAAAAAAATCAATCAAAAGCCATCGAAAAAACAATCAAATTCATCTAAGAAGTGCGTTGATAGTAGGAGCGACAATGATAAAGATAACGAAGATGTACAAGAAACAAATGATAACCAACCATTACAAAAACCAAAGTCTGGTAGGAAAAAGTAAATTATTAAATATTTGATATTTTTTAATAATGTATCATTAATACATTATTAAAAAATCTGATTGTAAAATATATTGCATATATTATAATGGTTGATTTCGAAACATGTACAATAAAAATAGAAACCGATAATGTAATTACTGATATATTTAATCCGTTTAAAAATAGTTCTGAATATATAAGTACAGGAACTGGTTTTTTTATAGATACAGAAGGACATATATTGACATGTTCACATGTTGTTGAACACGCTATAGCAGTATATTTTAGTATACCACGATTTGGTAAAAAAATGCATGTCGCAAAGATATTATCTATATGCCCTGAATTAGATGTAGCATTATTAAAAACTGTTGGATATAAACCACAATCATTTTATCAATTGAACACTGGTATAACGTCACTAGTTGGTGCACGTGTATCCGCCATTGGATATCCTTTGAGTGCGGATAGCTTAAAAATAACAAATGGTACTATTAGCGGGTACGATAAATACAATATTCAAACGGATGCACCAATTAACCCAGGCAATTCGGGCGGACCATTAATAAACAATGATACGAACAACGTAGTTGGTATAAACAGTTCAAAATCAGTTGCTGATGATGTCGAGGGAACTGGGTTTGCATTACCTATACATTTTGTTAATGATATATTGCAAAAAATGAAATCTGGTAAGGAATTAATAATATATAAACCAACGCCATTATGTCATTTCGATGCAACTACATCAAAATTAATAAAACACTGCAACATTGATAAATATGGAGCGCGACTCCGAAAATTACATAAACAGTCCGTATTTAGCAAAGCAGGGTTACATGATGGAGATATATTATATCGCATTGGAAAAATGAAAGTTGATAAATATTGCGATATTAAACTACCATGGGCACCAAATAAAATTAGCATACACGAATCGTTTATAAAGTATAATATCGGTGATGTTATCAACGTCAAATATTATTCGTGTGGGGATAATATCAAAAAAAATGCAAATGTTATACTAGAGCAACATAAGTTGCTTAGAAAATATTATAATAAACATGATAAATTAGATTTTGAAATAATTTCTGGTATAGTAATGACGCAACTGACAGTAAATCACATAACCGAGCCGGATAATCATTATATATCCACATTTAGAACAACAGATCTTGTTAATTATTATAATAATGATAAGAGACCAACTGTATTGATATCAAACATATTAAATGGATCGTATATGCGAAAATTAAAAGTATTTGTAGCGGGGGAGCGTATTGTAAAAGTAGATGATCACAATGTTAGTACAATCAATGATATAAGATTATGTGTTATAGATTCATTAATCGTTAAAAAAAATAAATATGTAACATTACATACTAACGAAAAATCAATGGTAGCACTAGATATAAAATGTATACTAAATGACAATATAAAATTACACGAGCTATACAAATACACACATACCATATTAAACGGTATATTGTTGGAATATCACAGAAAAAAATGATATTTGTACATTATGTTAACATATTCATAATTCATAATTTATAATTTATAATATATAATGGCAGAAGGATACATATACATAATTTCTAACGGAGGGCTTAAACATAAATATAATAAAGTGTCACATAGCAATGATACTTTTGAAATTACATTGAACAATAACAAAATATTATATGGTCGATATATTAAAATGTATTATTTAAGGTGCAATAATGTGCTTAAACAATATATTATGCTACGAAAAAGCATAGACCCGCTTAATATAGATGGTGATTTAATATGCAATATGGGCATTTCTGATTTAAAAAAAAAGATTGTTGAAATATTAAGTAGTAAAAATGTATTTGTTGAACATAAATCTATTTTAAAACCATATGGACAACACTCGGGATTCAATATTATATCGACGAATGACCTTAATATAATAAATATTAATTATCGATCGATTCTAGATAATAATATTAATTATTATGATATGGTTAATAAAGTTAATAAATAAGTATTTAGTTATCTAAATTATATATAACTAAATGCATACGATATTGATTGATAGTTCATTGTGCGATCGTAATAAAAAAGTAATTATACATAACACTGTACTATGTTCTAATTCATTATCAGTTTGCACCGCGAATGGTGATATTCACATAAAATGCAATGATGTAAAATTCACAACTGGTCAAAAAATCAAGGTATCTAATATATGCTCTCCGAATGTGCAACTATCATCATATAGTAATACAACACAAATAGTGACATTGGATTCAACAGAATGGTATTTACAAATACAATATCAACATGGATTACTTGAGTCACAAAGCGATCAATTAAATGTGAATATATCCGATTTTGTTGGAAACACAACAAATAATACGTTATTTGGAAATATCCCAATTAGTTTTATAAACGACACACATGCGATACTAACTAAAATTAGCGGGGTTGTGTTTAACACAAATATATTTTATATAAAATTAAACAAAAAATTCAACGGAAATGCTACGTTATCTCAATTTGTATTTAGTATTAACATATTACATATTTGTGGTATTCCGTTAAATGTATTGAATACAATTAATAATAATTATCATACGATCACTCAAACAAATAGCACCGGATTTTTCATACATATTGATTATATTACGCTAGATTATTCTAATTATCAAAATGTTGTTGATAATAACATAGCATGTTCATTAATCGACAATGTAACAATGAATAGCACTAATTCGTATAGGTATTATTTTGATCACTACTATAGCGACATTACATCTATAACGATAAAACATAGCATATTTTATGACACTCGTAAATTGGTAGAATCATCAAATATCAATACTATTCAAAACAATAATTCAATTACATTTAAATTAGCTGAGTATAGTGATACTTATAACATATACATTGATGAAGGAAATTATACAAAAACAACATTGAAAAATGAAATAGAGGATAAATTTAATAAAGTAAGTTTGCCAAATAATAATAAATTGTACGCGCTTGTTGATATAAATAGTACAACACTAACATCGTCAATGCAATTATTTGTACTAAGTGACTATTTATATCAAATAACAATATTAAGCACGGTGTCATATTATAGCATTATTATAACCAGTAATTATCATAATGTGAGCGTGGGTGATGATATAATAATAATCGCAATTCATCCACAAAATACGCAAGACATACGTGAACTGAGTAATATAATATTAACTACTCATACAGTTACAAGTACTACGCAAAATACATACACATGTAAATTTATAACAACACTTAAAATGAGCAACTATGTAAGCATATTGTATGATGCATATATAGCTGTACCAGTGCATTTCAAATTATATTTAAATACCGAAAATTCATTTGGCGATGTGCTTGGTTTTAGATATATTGGATCATCTAATTCTGTAACGCCATATAAAAAAAAAATTAGCAATAGAGATCAATATATCAATGAGCATACATTGACAACTTATTATAATTATAACATAATGAGCTTCGCATATACGTACATATATATTGTAATTAATAACGATAATTTTGACCACGTACATGAAACATTTGGAGGAATATTGTTAGGTATGCTTATATTCGGCGATGATGATGTATTAATTGATTCACATATATCGTACGATATATTACTAAAAAATAAAACTAAAATATCGTACATTGATATTAAATTCGTTTTGAATAATGGTACATTATACGATTTTAAAAATAAAAATCATATGATTCAACTTATATTATCTTGATGCACACTTGAATAATTAAAACATATTTGACGATGTTACACTAAATTGAACATCATTAAATTTCGAAAATTCAGATGTAGGACTAAATTGATTGCTTGCTTTATTTACATTCTTTACGTGTTGAGGTGGCTTATATGTCATTTCGGATGTAGGACTAAATTGATTACTTGCTTTATTTACATTCTTTACTTGTTGAGGTGGCTTATATGTCATTTCGG